GTAAACCATGGCTAAAAAAATTGATACCGGCAAAGTGATCATCGGCTCATGCTATGAGCTTCCCCTGACCCCAGAATCAGACCCCGACATGCTGCGCCTGCAGCGTGCCCTGCTGCCACCAGCACACCCGCTTGAAACCAGAGCAGCCGCGGCTGCCGACATGGTCTTGTATGTGGTTTCAGCCATCGGGCTGGTTGTGATCATCTTCGTATGAAGGTTGGCCAGATCATCCGAGATGCACAGCTCGACCTGTTTGAGCAGCGCGATGCCGACTTCTTGGCACGGTGCCGGGCGGTCGCCGCCGAGGTCTGCCGCCAGCATGGCCGCGTCAGTATCAATGATGTGCGTGAGCGGATCCAGATCCCCGCGCACCTCCACCCATCTGTTTTAGGCGCGGTCTTCCGCACAAAGCAGTTCGTCAAGGTTGGCCTTGTTGAGGCCAATCACCCCCAAGCGCATGCCAGAGTGGTGCGTGTTTATCAATTACAGGAGTAAAAAATGGCAGGCAAACTGACCGACGACAAAGCAATGAGCGCATCGCGCTTACCCGGGCTGATGGGCTTCAGCAAGTACAGCACCCCCAATGATGAGCTGCAGTTCAGCATCAACGCCATTGACGGCAAAGAGCGCCCGGACATTGGCAACGAAGCCATGGGCTGGGGCAATACCTTGGAGCCGGTCATCCTGATCGAATCAGCCAAGCGCTTGGGGCTCACCGACTATGACACCCAGATCGGACAAGCCTACACACACAACGCTGTTGCCCTGTCGTGCTCGCTGGATGGCATTGGCTTTGGGCTTGGCCAAGAGATCACCACCGACCCCGACAAGGGTCTGTATGTGGTTGGCCAAGACTCAATCATTCTCAACGGTCCCGGCGTGCTGGAAGCCAAGCTCACCAAGATGCTGCCCGAAGATGTGCCCCACCTTGCGCGTGGCCCCATCCAACTGCAAGGCCAGATGCTGATCACCGGCCACAAGTGGGGCGCGGTCTGCGTGCTCTACCAAGGCATTGAGCTGCGCGTGTTCCTGTTCGCTCCGCATAGCGAGACACAAAAAGCGATCATCAAAGCTGTGCTGGCCTTTGAGCACAAGCTGCAGACCTACCGAGACAGCGGTGCCATTGACTGGTACCCGCCTGAGACAAGCAAAGAGATGGATCGCATGTACCCGCAGGCCGTGGCCAAGGAAGAGATTTCCCTTGACATGCAGGCCGAGCGCTTGGCCGAGGAGCTGCTGGCTGCTAAGTCTGTGGTCAGAGAAGCCGAAGCCTCAATCGACAACGCTGAGAAACAGATCAAGGAGCTGATGGGGCAGGCCGAGCGTGGCCGAGCTGGCCGCTTTGTAATCAACTGGCCCATGCGCAACTACAAGGCGGCAGCCGAGCGCTTGGTACCGGCCAAGGAAGCCTACTCTGTGCGCCAGTCCACGCTGACCATCAAGGAGCAGTCTTGAACCTGCAAGGCAGACCCGACATCCAGCAAGCCTACGACGCAGCTGTCGTGGCCATGCTTAATGCCACCGGCTGCACCGAGCCACAAGCCGAGGCCTTTGTCGAGGCCATGGCACACCTGATCTTCACCACCATGCAAACCTACTTAACTGAGAGAGATCCAAATGGAACTAACCACCACTAACCGGGGCTTTGCGCCAGCAACCCTCACCGAGGCCATCCAATTCAGCGACATGCTGGCCAGCTCCAGCATGGTGCCCAAGGCCTACCAAGGCAAGCCCCAAGATATTCTGGTCTGCGTGCAGTGGGGCTATGAGATGGGGCTGGCACCCATGCAGGCGCTGCAGAACATCGCGGTAATCAACGGCAAGCCAAGCGTGTACGGCGATGCCATGATGGCGCTGGTGCAGGCCAGCGCAGTCTGCGAAGACGTTGAAGAGTTCTTTGAGAACGAAGGCACGCCCAACCCGGTGGCCGTCTGCATTGCCAAGCGAAAAAATCGCAAGCCGGTTGTTGCCAAGTTCAGTGTCGAGGATGCCAAGCGAGCTGGCCTGTGGGCCAAGCAAGGACCATGGTCGGCATACCCCAAGCGCATGATGCAGATGAGAGCTCGCGGCTTTGCGCTGCGCGATGCCTTCCCCGATGTGCTCAAGGGCTTGATCAGCGCCGAGGAAGCACAGGACTATCCTGATGAAGCCAAGCCCCAGCCTGTGGCCAAGCCAGCCAACCCGTTGGATCTGGTGGCCAAGCCGGAGCCCGTGGCCATACCCGCGACCACCAGCGATCCAGTCATCATTGAGGCAGCGTTTGCCGACACGGTTGAGCCAGAGCTGGTGACAGTTGAAGCTGAAGAGCTGCAGCCTGCTGATACCGTGGCACGATTTGGTTATGCCTTGATGGTGCCCGGCAAGAAGGAAGCCTTCTCAATACATGAGAGCTTGGATGAGTGGCAAGATGCCTACGAAGATCTGGCCGACAAGACAGCGAGAGCTGGCAAGCGGCCAGCCCGTGAGCGCATGACCGCGCTGAAGGAGCTGCGTGTAGTCAACGAAGAAACCATCGCACGCATTGACATGGTCAAGCGGATCCGGCACACGGCCAGCTACACCCAGCGCATCAAAGCACTGGGTGCATCGCAGGGTTAAGCTACCACCAAGCCGGGAAGATATTGAGTCTTTCCGGCCACCTTGGTGGCCGTCAACACTTGAGCCTTTAGGGCCTGCGGGTTGTAAGAGGCATGCACCCACCCGCTGTCAGGTACTCCGGGCTGAAAAAATTCAAGGATCAATTGGCTGAATTCAAGATTCTCTTGCACCCAGCGTGCCAGTTCATCATTCGACACGCCATCAATTTCAAAGTCAACTGCTTGGCCCTTGCAATGATCACTGGTTGCAGATCCTCCCGTGAGCCGGTTCAATTCTGCACAGCGGAAGGCGCTATTGATCCGCACTGGTTTGCCATAGTGGTCGCGCACCGGCTGCAAGATTTTTTCGCACAGCAAGCGCAGCGATTCAATCTGCTCTTCGTTTGGCTGGTTGTCAACGTCATGGCGCACCGCAGTCTCTGACTTGGTGAGCTCCTTGAGGGTAAAGTTTTTTGTGAGGTTCATGGTTTCCTTTCAGTTGTTGGCCAAGAGTTGGTCAGGGTTCTTGAATCAGTGGCGTGTCCATCAGCTTTTGTCGCCAGCTCTTCAAGAGCTGCAGCACATTGCTCGAATACGGCTGTGGCGGTGGCGGCGTAGTCTCTTGCGGAGGAGCAGGTAGCTGTGGGCAAAGCGGTGGTGGCGGCGTTGATCTGGTTGCGCAGCCCGTCACGCTCAGCGCGAGCAGCAGCAGCAGCGGAAGCATTCTCTTGAGCACGCTTGGCCGCGAGTCGTAGTGCGTCATCTTTTTTCCTTTGCATCTGGGTGGTTTCTTCCATGGCCTGCGCAGTGGCAGCAGCCACAGCAGCCGAGTTGGCTGCCTCAATCTCTGCGATCTGCGCATCCTTGCGCCAGCCCTGCACAGCAAAGCCAGACGCAAAGGCTGCAGCCAGCATGACAGCAGCAATAGCCATCTTAAGCATCGTTCATCTTGCCTCGGATGTAGGCAGTGGCTGCCATAAAGGCGACCACAATGGTGCCCATCGCTGCGGCAAAGGTTGTGGCCAAGCCCATCACAATCTGAACCCGTGCGTCAGTTATGTATGGAGCACACAAAAAGACAATGATCAAGAATGGCAAGCCCATTGCGACCCAAGCCATGACACGCTGCTGATCGGCCAGCTTGTCCATGTTTTCGATCTGCATCATGCGCTCGCTCTTGGCCAACTCGTCGTCAGTTACAACGCCGTCGCCGTCTGCGTCAAACGCTGCGTATGTTGAATTCTTTTCTAGCTGCTTAGTCATCCTTGTTTCCTTTCCTTTGTTGCTGTTCCACTTGCCGTCTGAGCTTCTCTACTTTCTCCAATTGCACATTGACCTGATGCTTGGCTTCCAGAATGTCTAGATACAGCATGGCACCAAGGGGCAGCATGAGCGCCATAAACACACACAGAAGAATCGCAGCCACTATGTCTTCCCCCACCGATTTATCAGCAGGAGCCACAGCCACAGGTAGAGGAGGAATAGGGTAGTCACTACTACTGCTGCCAACTTTGCTTGCAGGTTTCTTTCCTCTTGCCTGAGTTGCCATGCCTCTTGCCTTTTTGTTGCCTCTTGTTTCAGTCTTGCTTTTTCCTGTTCCTCTGCAATTACTTCTCTCATCTTGAAAACCTCGCTGTACAAGGCACCCATGCCCGGGGTCTGGTACACCATGATCTCTCTGATCTCAACCTCAAGCTCAGACATCTGCTGCAAGGCAAGCACTCTGTTCATGGCCGCGATGTTGTGGTTCTGATCTGGGTCGTAGACTGTCTTGCTCTGCTCCTCTTCAAGTCTGATCTTGGCCGCTAGCTTTTCTTGAAGCGTGAAAAACTCGCTGATATGTTTGACAATATCTGCTTTGATTTTTGTCTCATCAACAGCAACATACTTAGAGTTATTCTTTGAACGTGCAGCCACAGGAGGTGGCTTTGCAGGCTTACTTTTTCCCTTGAAAAATGCAATGATTGGACCAAGGAACCCGTGAACCTCTTGAGCAATTCCAGCAACCTCGTCATAGGTTTCCTTTATCTCTAGATAAGATTCCTTCGCCTGCTTGTAAAGCTCGCACCCTTCTCGGATGTTTTTCACCAAGGCTACAGCGGCCAGTGCAATGGTGAGCGGCATGATGCATCACAGCTTTAAGACCAGCGTCAACAGCATTGCAATGATGGCCGCGCAGCTGCCGATCAGGATCTGCTCAATGCGCTTGAGCCGAGCGTTGATTGAGTCATAGCGAAACTCGCACACTTGTTCGTGCGTATCTAGTCGGGCTTCAACTGGGGTCACCAAGGCACTCCTGTGGCTGATGTTGGTGTTTTCTGTGCGTCAATCTGTGTTTGCAGACTTGCCTCAATCTCAGTTACTTCTAACTTGTCTTTGACCCAAGCAATGACTTGAGCCTCGGTCAATGAGGCATAAGCGGTGAAAGATGTGCCACGCTCAAAACCTACTGTGCCGTAAGTGCCAGCAGAGTATTCACCGTCCACAGCGTCTACTCTGTAGTGAGCAGTGGTTACCAAGCCATCAGAGGTTTGGCGGTCAAGTTGTGCGATTGTCCAAGTGGTTGTCATGGCTTATGCTTCTTGAAGTTGTGATGCAGCCACTTGCGCTTGATAGGCGGCAATGACTTCAGCAGTCCATGCCACGTTACAGATTGCAACAACATTAGCAGGAACGCCTGTAAGGTCTTGTGCTGGTATCAGGCTTGAACGGTGATAGGTTTGGCTCAGTTGTGTGCCATCTTCCATGATGCGTGTAGCTTCACGATAGAGGACGATGCCGTTTTCGGTTACTGTGATTTGGTCAACAGTTGTGGTTTTGGTGAGTGACATTTTGATTTCCTTTTAACAATTTAAATTAAACATAATAAACCCAAGTTGCTCGTAGTTCGGCGGTAGTCATGTTTGCGTTTGTTGCTTCTTCCTCTCTAGATCGGAAGAGC